GCGACAGGCTTAGCCACTTTTTTGAGAGCGCTCCATCCAGAAGAGACTCCGCCAGCGATTGATTTTCCGATTTTTTTAATTGAGGAGAAAAGCCCCATGAGTGATGCCTTTCATTTATGCCACTTACGGGGGCCAAATTTGACCCCCAGGGCATTTTAATTGTTTTTAAGGGTAGTACCCTTAGAAGTGATCTATAAGGCCGGGTACGGAGTAAATAGGCATGGGCCTTGCGCAGTTGTATTTGAAGTAACAATCCATCATGAAATCCGATTCGGTTGGTACAGCGACCACTCTATCCAGAGGAGGATTTTCTTCAATGAAGGTTTGATTAAGCCCGGGCAGGGATGAGAATTCCTGACTAAGATGCCACGGATCGAGAGAAGCGGAATCATTTGAGCGGAATTTTCCGCAGATACGAGAGGGTTTGTAACGGTATTCGGCCCAACGTTCCTGATAGCCGAAAACCTTTTCATTATCGACAGTTCCGGTTGAACCAGTGTCGGTTGTAGGGTCTTGGCAGTAAAGCTCCTTGGTAAGCACAGCTTGTTCCCCAATGTGAGCGAGAGCAGGCCAGTAAAAGTCATATCGAGTAGAGCGGGAGAACATTCGGTCTAGGCCTTGCTGATAGGTTAGGTCCGCCCTCATGGAGGCGATACCGAGTATTATTGAGTGTTCAGTAAAAGATTTGGTAAAGCCAGATCCAGTTCCGCCCATAGTTCCATATGCTGAGAGATTGCCTTGTGGGGTGGTATTGGTTTCTGATGTTTGAGGTACAGGGTTGATGTTGACAGGGAAGGAAGAACCGCCAAGATATTCAGGGCGATAAGTTACGTCAACAAATTCAACACCGAAGTGAGCCTTGACGATTTCGTTGTATCGGGTTCCGCTTCGAGCGTCACGTTCGAGGAGTTTTTGAATCTGGAAAGCTTGGCGCAGTTGGTTAATGGTTGAAGCAGTTGCGTCCGAAAGGTCAGCGTAGAGGTTATCGAAATAGATGGAATTGACCACAGAGCCGGGGTCGGTATTGAAGGATCCAACAACACCGGAATAGCTACCCAAGGCAGTATCACCGCTCAGAGCGGATCCACCAGTTGTTTTCATGGTGGTATTGTTTTGGCCACCAGTAAGAAGTGGTGAGGTATAGGGTTTGACCGTTGCGGTAGTACCAAGGGGAAGATCTACCGAGTCTCCTTTTTGAAGCCAGGGTAAGCAGGAAGTGAAGTAGTCGTGTCGTTTTCCACGTTTTCGGAGAACATAGTCGGTAACCGTGTCGGGTCCGTCATCCGTGTCAACCGTTGCTGAGTCAATAAGATTTTGGTCCCGATAATACTCGTTGAATATATGGTTATAAGCGCGAGTAAATAGAGCACTATGCTCATAGTCAGGCACCTTAGAGGGCAGTCCCAAGTAATCTTGAAGAGTCTCATTAGCGTAGCCGGTCGAAGCCGGAGCAGTAGATACAGGCACCGTGTAATCAATCGAGTCACCGGGATCAGTCCTTTCACCACAGAATTTGCGCCAGTTTTCCCATATCTGACGGATAGGAACAGCAAAATAGTGAACGTCAAGAAAGAGGTTATCCATAATAGGATAAACGGGGGTATTAAGACGAGCGAAGAAGGTTCCATTAAGATTGAGGGTATCACCGGGAAGGGCTTCATCCACAAATACAGGAATGAGATATCCGGCATTTCCGGTCAGTTTAAGTCCGTGGGAGCGGTCGAAGGCAGACCGTGGAATCTCCGCCGAAGGTGCATTACTAAACGAGTGGACCATTACGCTTTTCATAATTATTTATTTCTCCTTGTGTGTGCGATTGCGAAGATACCACGGTCAGCGCTGTTTTTTAATCAGATCTATGACCATGTCCCGCACTTCGTTAACGATATCTTTAATTTCAAGGGAGTCATCGGCAACCGGCTTTTTGAGGGAGATCCCAGAAACGATTTTTTCATGAGGTTCGGGATTGGTGAATTTTCCTACAGAACGTTCATACGTTCCAATTTTGTAGAGGTGGAAGTCAGAGGGATGTCGGTAGACGTTGGTTTGTGTTTCGTGATTTACAAGGTTGTTAAAGGTTCGGATTGCTTCCTCGTCGGTTGAGAAGTGGAAAGGATTTCCGAAGGATTTAATACCATCATCATAAATTGCATACACATTTTCAGTCATTTTAACTCCCTTTTTAATAGGTTAATTTGAGCCTGTTTGACTTTATCCTTTTGGATAAGCCGTTCGGTGGTGTTGTCATCCAGATTAATCATACATTTTCTTTTAGCTTTTTTGATTTGTAGTTCGTCGGGATCCTCCTTTTCGAGTAAGTAGTCATAGAATTTTGGCAGAGACATACGGGTACCATCGAGTGTGATAAAGTCTTTATCAGTGTCCGTTTTAAACCGTTCATACCAGCCTTTTCCGATTCCTCCGTCACCTTTTGATACGAGGTTGAATTCGGGTTCCAGCTGATATTTTTTGTCATCGATTTGACGGTTATAGTATTGAGTAAGTTTAGACGGGTCTCGTTTGTCATTTTTGAATTTTTTCATGACATAACGGGCGACATAGGCACAGGATTGGAAGGTAACATGGCCGATAAGACAGAATCCTTTTCCCCATATTTTTTGCAATTCAGCGGATTTGAATAGAAGATTGCCGTTTTGCTTGGTATGTAGGATTTTATCTTTAAAATCCATTCCGAAGAGGATTGCATGGTAGTGAGGCCGATTATTAAGGTCTCCATATTCGGCACAGGCATAATAACGGAATTTGTAGCCGGCCTTGCGTAGTTTTTTAAAGAATTTTTGAAGGTGTTCTTTATTGACTGAGTAGTCAGAAGGTAGATTTTCGTTGTCATAAGTGAGTGTAATGAAGATGTTTTCGTCATAGAGACTTGCCTCGTGAACACAGCGAATAGCCCATTGACGAGAGTATTCGAGACGACAGCCACGACAACGACCGCAGGGAACAGTTACAGGGAGATCAGAAAAGCCTTTACTTTTTGAGAACACTATTGACCTTTTTCCATTCGGGTTTGCATGTCTAGCACGATAACCGACCAATGGTTGAAAGCAAGGCATAGGTCAGAGGCGACCCCCGCCTCGAAGAGGTCGAGGGTTGATATTCATTCGGTGAGTGAGATCAGCATACTTGGTGAAGGATTTTTTGCTTTTGTTGTAAGGGATTTTTTTCCGTTTCATTTTTTTCTCCTTTAGTGCCGGTGTCAGTTTAATTTTTCGTTAATGTTAGCAGAAGAAACGGTAGAAGTCTTTTGTTTTTTTTTGGGCTTTTTTTTGGCCTTTTCAGGGCTTGTTTTTTGAGGGTCATTTTGACCCATTTTTTAGACCCCAAATTGAATTTGGTGTCAGTGGGACCAATTACATCAAGTAGGAGAATTGGTCCCACCGTTTTAGAATTAGTAAAACGAGCCGTTTTTACGGCTTTTTTTTGATTACTCCGTAGGAGTTTTTTCGGGTGTGGGCGAATCGACGATTGCGCCCTTAATATCGAAGCCATCATTGCCTCTCAGAATACCCATTTTTTGCATCTCTTCTCGGTTGTTTTCATCATGGCAGAAATCGAGAAATCCCTCCGGATCATTATTGAATCTTTTGCGGATCTGTCCGGGCAGATCATTGAACAGATTTTGAACGTTGACGACGGTGTCCATAGCGGTCTGGAAATCAATTCCAGTTACGTCATCATATCGGCCTTCATTATTTTTGGCATGTTTAATAAGACCGGTTTTTGTGTATTCACGAAGTATGTAATTCATGTCACATTCACTTTTGTGGGCTTGTTCAGTAAGCCCTTTTCCGGTATCGACGGTTGATTTGCCCATGTCATCATATGCACGACGGATGGTAATTTCTCTTTGCATTAGTTTTTCCTTTCGTTGTTTATTTCCGTTTCAGAATTTTGAAAATACCAACATTGAAAATATCCAGTATGTCATCAGCACCAAGACCAATGGCCTTGGATATTGCGTCAGCCTTGATAATCCACGGATTTTCACGAATAAACTCCATTTTCATTTCAGCGGTGATGTTGTTGATATTAACAGCGTGAGTTTTGGCAATCGTTTGTTCTATTTCTTGATTGGTTTTAATTACTTCCCTTGAGATTTTGTCAATCTGGTTTTCGGTAAGGCGCCTTGAGGTAGCAAGGTTTTGAATGTATTCCGCTATTTCCATTTTTTTCTGATGTAATACTTCGGTTTCAGCGGATTGCTTGGTTCCGGTTGTTTCTTGTAGTTGGACGTTGCTAACGGTTTGGGCAGAATTGAGCATGGATTGAACAGCCGGGGTAAGAACGTCTTGAATTTGGGCTTGCTGTCCAGCCCCGGAAGAACCCATAGGTGTTGAAGCTTGCATCCCGTTCCCGACAGCGAGAATCGGGTTGAGGCCAGCTTGTTCCATATCTGCCATTGATCTTTGATAAGCGGAGTTTGACATCCTTTCCTGAAAGTCAAATTGCCGTTGTTGCATTTCGAGTGATTGAGCATTGGCGGAATCAGCTTGTTTAATTTGTTCTTCGTTTCTTTCTTTTCCGCCAAAGTAGGAAAGAGCAGAGGAAGCGAGAGGAACGAAGGGCGCC